TAGTAGGATACCCCATAATCATCTTAATACCGTCTCCAATATTTATATCAGTTGTATGGTTTTTTGTAATTTGCACTTCAATTTCTTCTAGATTTATAGCAACATCAACTTTTGTTTTTTTGTCATCTGGGCATGTCATTGTTAAATTAACAGTTTCACCTACAGACTTTGCTCGTATGTTTAAGAATACATATTCAATATCGAACAAAGGATTTTTTTCATCTACAGCGTTAAATGTACATGATTTAATAATTTCTACTGTTGATTTTGTTATCATTTTTGAATTTTCACTTTGTTGAGCCAACATAAGAATCTTTTGCTCTTTCATAAGAAAAGGTCTAAATTCAATTTCTCTGCCTGTTGAAGGCAACACCAAATTGTATTTTGGTGTGTTTAGTATTGGTAATGCCATAATATACTCCTATAATAAATGCATTATTTAATTAAAGATTATTTTTTAATCTTCTAATGACTGGTGGTAAATTACCAGCAATCTCTCTTTTGACAAACCCACCAACCAAATCCTCTACCTCTTCTATGAAAGATTGAGGTAATTCTGATTCATCAGTTAAGTTTATCCAATATCTATATGCCCATGTTACATTCACAAAGGACAATGAATTATTTGTTGCATAGTCAAGACTAATTTCTGCTACGGATTGTGGGTAACATTCTAATAATCTAACACCATGAGTTCTTCTATTTCTTTTATCTAGTTGGTATATTTCCATTTGACCAACATAGTCATCATAATAACCAACAGAAAAGTCTTGTCTGTTTGCACCCATTCTTTGCCAACTATCGATATAATTTCTTTCTTTTAAATCTGCTGATAAACGAATTTGTGTAGATATTTCTGAAAATGTTTGACCAGTTACAATTTTACGAACAGGCCCATAGATATTAACATCTTCTTGTACTTCAAGAGCCATACCTGGAAATGAAACTTGAGTTGTTTCCATATTAATCTCTCTTAAAACATCTGTATTGCCTGGTAACTTTGGTGGTTGTGTGATTACAACTTCATATCTACTTGGCGATGCATAACCACCATCTCTGCCTTTTGCGAGATATATTAAGATGCTTGAAATAGCACCTATGTCTAATAAATTACTTCTTGCCATTAAATCATCCTTCTTGAATCACGATAAACTTCATTAGCACTTGCCTTCTTAAACCTTGCAACAGGTAATAATGTGGCAACTGTAAATTCGTCTGCGTCTATTCTTCTAAATTGAGATTTAACTTTACTTGATAAGTATCTTTTTACACAAGGTCTAATTAATCTCACATTTTTTAATTTTGCATAATCAGCTATTAATCTAGTAGTTTCATCAAATTTATCATTATTTGAAAAGTCAACTAGTCTATCTAATAATCTCACTCTAAGACCAATAGGAAGATAATGTAAATTCAATCCTAGAAATCCGTCTTTGTATTGTTCTATTGGTAATACCAATGGAAAGGAATCGTAATATGGTAGTTTTGCTTTTAACTTTGGGTCATAGATAAACATATTCAAACGACCAAAGAAAGGTCTTGATGCTTTCTTGCCGTCACGAATTAAGTCTAAAGATGAAGGTGTACCCAACTCTTTAATCTTATCTCTGTACCAAGCAGTAGACCGAGGTGCTCCCCCAGCTGCTTTTTGGACTTGTTGAATATATTTGCTAACAGCCATATTGTACCTTTAAACTATTTATATGCCTTAGGAGCAAGATGGTCTTCGGTAAGTATTAAAAATTCAAGACCTTTGTCCTTGCAAAATTCCTCAGCATACTTGAATTTTGCCTTATTTAATGCATATGTTTTTACTTGTCTATACCACGCTTTAGTTCTTCTTTTTGGATTTGCAGGTGGTGATTTCATATCTTTTTTGGGTTTAACTTCAATAATAAACTTTTTAGTTGAACCATCCTTTTGTTTGACTTTCATATAGAAGTCAGGAAAATATCTGTGTGTACGGCCGTCTAAAGGGGAATAATAGGGTATAACAATCTCTTCACTTCCCCACTCTATTACACTTGCTTGTCTATCACAGTAAACCATAAGTTTTCTTTCCCATAAAGAACGATAAATAATCTTCATAGGATTACCTTTATACTTATTTGGGTTACTTGGATTATATCTTCCACTATATGCCATGTTAGCCTCCATACTATCATATAAATACATTATATACAAGGATTATTTAGATGACCACAAAAATACTAGACGATGTAAAAATAGCAACTTCAAGTTTACTAAGATTTTCGGGCGCTTCAGCTGCATCAACTGTAACAAATAGTACACCATCAGATGTTGGTGAGAGTTTAAATAGTAAATCAACTGCTCAAGGCACAACAAAAATATTGCAATTTCCGAGAGATGTGGCTGGAGCACCAGGTACAGGTAATCAAGGTCACTATGTTATGTTTTATATTAATGAACAAGAAAGAGCACAATTAAGTTTTGGTAATAGAGTAGGTAAAAATGCTCAAAGTGATATAAACAAATCTAAAAGTGAATCAAATATACCTGCGTACATAAGAAACCTAACTGGTACCTCAACTGCATATACCAAACAAGATGCATCAGGTTTATATAGCGAACAACAAAATGATAATATTGCTAATGCTCCTGGTGGTGGTCAAGAATCACAATCGTATGTTAATCAAGGTGCTGCCGAACAAAGAGGTGGTGGTAACACTCTTTTTATTGAAAGAGCACCAACTGTAAGATTAGATACTGCAATTGCTTTATATATGCCACCGACTGCAACATATGTTGACAATGCAAATTACACAGACCAAGAAATTGGTTTTGGTGCTAAGTTAGGCGTAAATACATATAACGATATCATGTCAGGCAAATCTGCTACATCAGCGATGCAAAACTTTTTAGATACATCTGGTGCAGCTGTTAGTGAAGGTTTGATAAAAACATTAATGGGTACAATCGGAGCATTACCAGGGTTTCAAGGTACAAGAGAAGCTGCAGAAATGGCTGCAGGTGCTATTATTGCTGATAGAATGGAATTGGCATTCAAAGGCATAGCAAAAAGAAAGTTTCAATTTAATTTTAAGATGATTCCAAAAAACAAAGCAGAATCTGATGAGATAAGAAATATTATATTTGCATTCAGAGCAAACATGTTACCAGAGTTTGTGGGTGGAAATCGTGCAGGTAGAAAAATGACTGTACCAAATACATTTGATATACAATACATGTATAACGGTGCAGAAAACCAATACTTACAAAAAATTTCTACTTGTGTTTGTGAGAATGTTACTGTATCCTATGGTGGTGATAGATATAGAACATTTGAACCTAATGCTGAAGGAGCTCCACCTGTAGAAACACAAATATCATTGAACTTTGCAGAGTTAGAACTTATTACAAAAGAAAGAGTATTCGAAGGTTACTAAAATGTATTTTGAAAACTTTCCATTAATACCATACGATTCTGTTGGTGATGGCACTACAAAAGACGTAACAAATCTTTTAAGACGAGTTGCTGTCAGAGCAAAAATCAAAACAAATACAGCACTCTATGATACTTATGATGTTATAGAAGGTGAGACACCTGAAATGATTGCACATAAATTGTATGGCGATGCATCGATGCATTGGGTTGTATTATTGTTTAATAATATTACAGATAGATTTCATGGTTGGCCAATGTCAGGCAATCAGTTTAACGAATTTTTACAAGACAAGTATGGTTCAAATGTTGATTCAATTCATCATTATGAAATTACGGAAGAATCAGGTCACGCAAAATTTAAAATTGATGTTGGTACTGTCAATACAGATTACCCTTCATCAACACCAATAACAAATCGTGAATTTGAAGAAGAAGAACAGAATACAAAAAGAAGAATAAAATTATTAGACCCACAATATGTTACAGATTTTGTAGAGGAATTTAAGAGGTTAACGAGAGAGAATGTTATCTAATGGCTGGAATACAATATGCAGGTGAGTACAATTTAGACGAAGCAACTTTAATAACATCAAGTGGTCTATCAGTAGATTTACGAGATAGTATATTTCAAGTTGATATTTTTGAAGAATTAAATAAGTTTTCTATAAGTGGTAGTATAACAGTATTTGATACAAACAATATACTTACTAAAGGTCAAGTCAATGGCCAAGATTATCTACTACTAAAAATCACAACACCAGGCATTGAAAACTATGCTAAGATTGATTATTCGAAAAATGCACTTTGCATTTACAGAATTGGTCAAAGATTTGACACATCAAAAAATTCAGAGGTCTTTGAATTAAGTTTCTGTTCACCAGAAATGTTATTAAACAAACGATTAAGAATATCAAAAAGTTACACAGACACAAACTCAAACATTATTAAAAAACTATTAAAAGATAAAACTCTTTTAAATGTTAAAAAACAAATAACACTTGAACCAACACTTGATACAAGAAAATATGTTGTACCAAATTTACATCCATTTGATTTTATAGCACAACTTATGCGTGATTCACGCTCTGCTATTTTTGAGGGTTCGCCACATTACTATTTCTATGAAACAACACAAGGTTTTCATTTTAGAACATTACAGAGTTTATACAACCAAGATGTTTCTATGGAATACAATGATGGTGATGTTGGTTTGTTAGAAGGTGGTACATCAAAAACTGTTAACGTAGAAGAAGAATTTAAAAGAGTAATCAATTTTAGTATTTCTAGCAATGCAGACCAATTACTAAATGTCATGGGTGGTATGCTTGGGGCAAATACAATTAAATATAATTCATATAATAAAAGTTATGAAAAAATTAATCACAGTTATTTTGATAACTTTAAAGATTTTAGTCATATAAACGGTGAGAACAGAAACCTAGATAATCCTATATATACAGAGAGCGAGATAGATGAGAATGGTAACAACCTCGGCAGTTTTACAAACTCTAAAATACATCTTCACCCTGTTCATACAGACATTGATGGTAGAGATGCGACATTCTACAACTATAACACCTCTTCTTACAGTTATTCAGAAAATCACACATCCAAAAATATTCTTTATAGGAAATCAAAATTGTTTGAACTAGAATCTGCTATATCAGCAACAATGAAAGTAAATGGTTATTGTATGTTAGAAGTTGGTCAAATAGTTAATTTAAATAGACCCGATTCTGGTGGTGAATTAGACGCTGAATATAGTGGTAAATTTCTAGTATATAAATTAAGACACACATTTAGACAAGCAGACAGAAAACATGAAGTTATTATGTCTCTTGTTAAAGATTCATCAACAGGTAAAGAAGATGGCCCTAACAGAATACCTAAAAGTTCTGGTTCGCCCGTGTTCGAACTATCATCATAAGGAGAAATGCTATAGACATATTATATTATTCTGAATTAACAAGTCAAGGAGTTTCAACATGACAAAATCACAAAAACAAAGACTACGCAAGATGACCTTCTTAAATACCCACCGACTATCAGATGATAAATACAAGGACAAAGAAAAGTTTATAGAGAAAACAAAAAATGATTACCTTATCGCAATTACGAGAGGGCGTTTACGACCCCAACATATTTAAAGCAATATTCCTCGCTGGAGGCCCAGGCTCTGGTAAGTCTTATGTTGCTGGAAAAACTATTCGAGGTCAAGGCCTCAAGATGGTTAATTCAGATATTGCATTTGAGAAACTTCTCAAAAAGGCAGGTTTGTCTTTAAAAATGCCAGAAAGGGAAGAAGGCCCAAGAATTAAACAAAGAGATAGAGCAAAGGCCTTGACAAAGGCACAAACAACCAATTATATTGAAGGAAGATTAGGTTTAGTTATTGATGGCACAGGTAAAAATTTTGATAAGATTACAAAACAAGCAGCTGAACTTCAACAATTAGGTTACGACACTTACATGGTATTTGTTAATACTTCGCTTGATGTTGCGTTAGAAAGAAACGCCACAAGAGAAAGAAGTTTACCAGAAAATATTGTGGCACAATCATGGAAAGAAGTACAAGCAAACATAGGTAAATTTTCTTTGGCCTTTAAACAAGGAATGATTATTGTCGATAATAATGATGCTAAGGAAGAAGTATTCACAACGGTTTATAAAAGAATAAGAAGTCTTTTAAAGAAACCAGTACAAAATGGTAGAGCGAAACAATGGATACGAACACAACTAGACTTAAAAAAAAGATAAGAATAATCTGTACCCGAACTGGTGATAAGTTTGACCAGTGGTGGGAAGACAATCTCAAACATATGATAGACACATACTCTGGTATAGAGTATGATGAATTTATAGTCATCAAAGAAAATAAATTTGAAGACGAATATGGTACGTTTAATAATCTTATTATGTTTGATAGGTATCGTGAAGACGATTGGATTAATCTAGCATTTGACTTAGATGTTATTATCAAAGGTGATTGTAACAAATTTCTAAAAGAAGAACTACATGTTTGTGATGGTAGACAGTGGCAAAGTGACGAGAGTTATGCCGTTAATTCTATCAGTACAGATATTGTATCATGGTCTGGTGATTACTCACATATCTATCAAAAAGTTGTTGACGATTTAGACTACTATTATGTCAAATATCATAAGGGTATAGATTCCTATATCTATCAAGAACACAATCCAAAACGATATACGAACGGATATACGTCCATACGAACTATGGCAAATTATGCAAATCATGATGTTATTCTATTCAATGGACACTATACCACAATGCTTTTGAGAGGTTGGTGGCATGAATATACAATAAATCCTAAACCTTGGTGGAATTAACCCTTGACAATAAGACTAAAATACAGTATATTATAAAAGTATGTCAAAACTAATACAAAATCTAGAAAGAATGACAAGAAAAGATATTATTAGTGTCTATCATAGACTGGCTGACGGAAGAAGACAAAAAGTCGCAGAGGTCTTTGTTGATAAGAATAAAAACATATCAGAACAACTTGAATATGCATATATGCAGACTAACAGTATTGAAGATGGTTGGTGGAACAATAATGATGTCAAGAAATACTTCACATCAGAATTTTGTCGAAGTACTAACATAGGCGATACATTAGAAATTGGTGGTGAATATTATGTGTGTGACATAGTGGGGTTTAAAAAAAACAAATGATGAAAGTAGCAATTATCGGATATGGTGTTGTTGGTAAAGCAACAGAACAAATTTTATTTAATAATAATAGAAGTATGTTATGTGGTATTCATGACCCAGAGCAAGATTTAAAGTGTAATTATAAAGATGCTGATGTTGTCTTCATATGCACACCAACTAACGAAGTAGAAAAATATCTAAAAGAATTAAAAAACAAACCATATGTATTTGTTAGAAGTACCATACCATTTGCATTAGTTAAAAATACAGACTTTGCAGTTTGGCCAGAGTTCTTAACAGAACGAACATGGCAACATGATGCATTGAATCCTACAACATTGGTTATTGGTGGTAATGTAGACCAAAAACAAATGTTAGTAGAACTTACAGGTTGGACTGAATGGCACTTAACAGAAAATAACATTGCCGCATTTATGAAGAATGCAACCAATACTTTTTATTGCATGAAAATATCTTATGCAAATATGCTTTATGATACTTGCCAAGAAGAGGGTATGTCATTTAAC